GCGCAATGCGGTTTATGGCGACAATTATCGCATGATTGCACCAATGGTCAAGATCCTGTTTCCCAATGGAGTGCCGCCTGACGTGATTGTTACAGACCAATGGCACCTGTTTGAGTTGATTTTGGTAAAACTCTCACGCTTCGCAATCAGCAACTTGACACACACAGACTCGATCCATGACACTGCAATATATGCCGCGTTAATTGAGTCAATCATTTTGAACACCCCACCCACAACAAAGGAAACGTCATGAGTAAAATTTTAATCACAGGCTCCAGCTCCGGCTTGGGCGCGGCACTCACCAAGATCTTGACCAGTCAGGGCCATGAGGTTGCCGAATACGACCGTGACATCGGGGCCGATGTGCGCCGCCCGGAAGACTGCTATATGTTCATCCCCGAGGAGTTGGATGTGCTGATCAACTGCGCAGGGGTCAACAAAATTGGCTGGCTGGGTGATGTGGCAGAGAGTGACTGGAATGCAGTCATGGACACCAACTGCAAGGGGATCTTTAAGATGACGCAATTTTGCCTGCCCCGGCTCAAAGCCTCTAGCGGCACTGTGCTGAACATCGTCTCCAACGCCGCCAACATGCCCATGCGTTGCTCTGCAGCTTACAACGCTAGCAAAGGGGCGGCGCTGATTCTCACAAAGCAACTGGCGCGTGAGTTGGCTCCGGACATCACGGTGTTTTCTGTTAGTCCGAATAAACTGGCAGGCACCGGCATGTCAGACGACATTGACAATCAGGTGGTGGAAACACGCGGCTGGACAATGGAAGAAGCGCAGAAATATCAACTCGCAGGGTTATTGACCGGGGAAGAAACGCCTGTTGAGCTGCTCGCTGAGTTCATCGCCTACTTGTTGCAAGACAAATTGCACCACAAGTACCTTACCGGCTGTGATATGCAATATGGAGCGTAGCATGAAACGCAAGAATTTACAATGGGCGCAACGCGAGTCGGAAGGCAAGGCCAAGTTGGCTCGCTTGTTATCGGCAGTGAAGACCTACCCGAAAAACATGAGCGCGCGCCAGAATTTAAGAATAGTCCGCTCTGAGAACAGGCAACGCGCCGCGAGCAAAGCGGCGAAGGACAGGAGAGCATCATGATCATGTTTGAGACCGTTTATGAACTGCCGCTAACAAAAGGCTATGTGGCCGATTGGCGCATGCAGCATGCCGTGCGAGAGTTGATTCAAAACGCACTGGACTCAGAGTCCCCGTTTGAATGGACTCTGGACGGCGCGCAATTGAGAATCACTTCCCGTCACACCGTGCTTGGCGTGGAAACGTTACTGCTCGGTTCCACCAGCAAGGCAGAAAATGCCGACGCCATAGGTAACTTCGGTGAGGGCTATAAAATTGCCCTGCTGGTGTTGGCGCGTGAGGGCTATGACGTGACCGTGTTGAATGGCAGAGTTTCGTGGCATGCAGAGTTCCGCAACTCCAAACGGTTCGCCACCGAGTTGCTTTGCATCGTCGAAACGTCAGCGCCAAGCAAACATACAGGGCTGGATTTCATCATTCAACTGAAGGATGAGGACGACGAAGACCGCATTCGTAGTTGTTGTTTGCAAATGCAGGACAACATCGGTGAGGTTGTCGAAGTTGCAAAGGGCAGGATCCTGCTAGACCGCAAAGGCGAACTTTACGTTGGCGGCTTGTTCATCTGCAAAACAGGCCTGGACTTCAGTTACGACATCAAACCTCACTTGATCAAATTGGAACGCGACAGGCAAACGGTAAGTAGTTGGGAGTTGCAACTGGTCACGAAGGACATGTGGTTCGACTCAGGGCGCATTGACCAGATTGTGGAGTTGATTGAAAAAGGTTCTCCAGATTTGTATCACGCAGAACTTGGAACGCCCAAGGTTGTTGCTGATGCCTGCTATCGCCACTTTATCAAGCAGCACCCCGGTGCCGTCATAGCGCGTGATCAGCAAGAATTGGACGATCTGGTTGATGCCGGCATGACTAAAGTTGTGTTCGCCAGCGGCAACACGCATTACGCCATCGTCAAAAATTCAGCAAGCTACAGAGCACGCCCTGTTGTCAAAACTGCAACGCCGCGTGAGATCTTGGCCAAGTGGATCGAGTGGCGTTGCCCTGACGTTCAGGATCACGCCAAGCACGAGATTTTAACCAAGGCTGACCGATGGAGAACAAAGTGATTACTAATACACGTTTGATGGAACTAAGAGGCACTGGAATAATGTGCCAGGCGCGAGTTTATCTGGGTACGGCAACGCTTCTCGAAAGGGACTATGCGGAACTCTTCCAGCTCGTGCTTGACGGTGTGCTCACTGAGCGTTTAGACAGTCACGCTCGTCGGGTAGACAACCCGCACCTTTCAATTTTGATAGGCAAATGAACCAAGGAGAATGAAATGAAACACACTCTTTATTTAATCACCACAGGAACTGGGGGCACTTATATTGGGTGCACCAAGCAGTTTGAGAAGAGGAAAAATAATCACAACAAGCCCAAGGAGAGAAGCGATGCCAGTCTTTAACATACAGCAAATAGCCATATGTCCACGCGACCCCAAAGCAGCAGCGGAATTACTCTCTGCCATGGGAGCGCAAAGCTGGGCCAGTGACACCGTGAGTGCTGAAGGCAAAGTCTACGGCATCTCAGGCGCGAACGTAGGTGAACTCGCATTCAATTACGACCTTGGCGCGAAGGGGCTTGAGTTTGAGATTCTGCATTATAAATCCGGCCCAAACTGGATGGCTGACAAGCCTGCATCCGTCAGCCACTTGGGCATGCACTGCACTCACGAGGAGTTGACCGCATGGAAGGAATTCTTTGCCGCACACGGCATCGGCATTGCGCAAGAAGTGGTGACATCAAATCACACCAATCCAGTCATAGCAGGCAAGCGCAATTATCGTTATTGTATTTTTGACACACGCGCCATCCTGGGTGTGGATGTGAAATTCATAGTGAGAATTCACAGTGCCGCAGAATGACCAAATTTTGCCATGGCAAAAGGGAATTCTTGAAGGCTGGGAGATTTGCGGCATGAACCATTACAAGTACGGCATCAAGAGATTCCTTTTTGTGTCAATGGTTAAGGACGGCAAGTGCATCAAAGCCGAAGGCCAGGACGACATCGAATTGTGGCGCGACCTTTACAAGAAAGCACAGGAGTTGAAATGAGAGTTGCAATAGTTGACTGCGAAACTACAGGCCTGTTGAGGCATCCACGCGCCAAGCCTGCGCTGCAGCCAAGGGTGATTGAATTTGGCGCAATTATCATCAACGCTGCTGGAGAGCGCCTGGATGCAATGTCGCAGCTGTTTAATCCAGAGCAAGATCTCGAAGCCATCATCACCAAGATCACCGGGTTGACCGATGCAGACCTGTGCGAACAGCCGAAGTTTGCGCAACTGGCTGAAGACGTCTCCCGGTTCATCAGCGGCTGTGATGTGATCATCGCCCACAATCTGCCATTCGACAAGGGCGTGTTGGAATTAGAATTCCAGCGTTTGGGAATTCAATGTGATTGGCCTAAGATTCAGCTGTGCACTGTTCAAGAAAACGCCCCTGTTTATGGCTACCGCGTGAAGCTGAAAGATCTTTACGCAGACGTCATGGGCCAGCCGTTAGCGCAGACTCACAGGGCCTTGGATGACTGTGAAGCATTAGCGCACATTGTCACCACGGAAGGTTATCTGGAGGGCTTAACATGATTCCTTTACTACGAGTCCGCACAGAACACAGCTACCGCCAAGCGTACGGCCCGTTGGACTTGGTGGCAGAGCGCCTCAAGAAATTGCACTGCGGCTGGGCTGCTTGCGTCGACACAGCAGGGACTTGGGGCCACGTTCAGTGGGAAAAGGCATTGCGCTCTGTGGACGTAACTCCAGGCTTTGGGGCAGAGTTTGAATTCCCAGGCGACACCGGCAAGAGGCCGCGTGCATGGGCACTGGCTGAAGACATCAAGGCTTTTTATAACTTCTCGTCGCGTCACGCAGGAACGGAAGCGTTGTGGGCAGAGGCAACAGGCGTCATCCGCTTTGCCGGCAATGCGCTCACAAACCCAGACACCTTTGACTACGTGGATCTAGATCATCAATCAATGCTGGCTGGCCGCCGCGCACTGAAGCTGGCGCAATTTGCAGGCAAGCCAATTTGCCTAGCGCCGGTGAACGATTATCCCGCGCCGGTTCACAGGGACCGATTTTTAGCTTGGGTGGACAACGACAAGATGGCCATCCAGCACATGATAAGCGGCAAGGAGTTGCGCAAAGCTTATCACTGGTTGTCAGCTGCGCAGTTCAAAATTGCAAAAGCCAACACACTGGCCATAGCTGAGCGTTGCGGCGCTATTGAGTTACCCACAGCCCCCATCATTTCCGTGCCAGGAGACTTGGGCGCTCTGGTGGCAGCTGGCAAGCAACGCCGCCTTGCAGCGGGACACATCGACGCTTGGACGGAAGACTACGAAAAACGCATGCAGCGCGAATTGACAACGATCAAGTCCAAGGCGTATGAGAGTTATTTCGTTGTCGTGGCAGATCTTGTTTCCTGGGCCAAGCAGCACATGTTAGTCGGTCCAGGACGCGGCAGTTCATCAGGATCTCTAGTTTGTTATTTATTAAACATCACAGAGGTTGATCCATTGGCGCACAACCTTTTGTTTGAGCGCTTCATTGATCTGAACAGAGACGATCTCCCGGATATAGACATCGATTTCTCTGATACCAAACGTCACCTCGTCTTTGAATATCTTGCTGAGAAATATGGAGAGGATAACATTGGCAGGATCGGCTCCATCAACCGGCTTAAGCCGCGTTCTGTTATGGCGCATGTCGGCAAGAAGCTGGGCATCAACCGGGGTGCGACTTTCCCGGTGCTCAATGTGCTGATTGAATACAGCTCTGGCGACTCGCGGTATGGCAAAGGCCTGGAAGACACTCTGGCCAACACGCAACCGGGCAAAGACTTCATGCACCAATATCCCGAAGCTACGCTGATTGGCGAATTGGAAAATCACGCCTCTCACACAGGAGTGCACGCCGCTGGCATCATCGTTTCAAATGTCCCGGTGATTGACTATTGCACGGTGCGAGACGGTGTTGCCCAGCTGGACAAAAAAGATGCCGAGACGCTGAACTTGCTCAAGATAGACGCCCTCGGTCTGCGGACGTTGGGTGTCATTGAAGACACCGGCATGATCACATCTGACGAACTTTATGCGTTGAAGATGGACGACCCGGAAGTGTTCAAAATTTTCAACGACGAAAAGTTCAGCGGCTTATTTCAATTTGAAGGTGCAGCGCAACGCAGAGTGTCCAAGCAGATTCCGGTCGTGAGCTTCCAACAAATTGACCACATCACAGCGCTAGCACGCCCTGGACCACTCGGTGGTGGAGCGGCGAACAAGTACATCAATCGCAATGCAGGGCGTGAGCCTGTGACTTATCTTCATGACTCGATGAAGGCCTATCTCGCTGAAACGAGGGGCGTGGTATTATACCAAGAGCAGGTAATGCGCATCGTGCGAGAAATTGGAGGATTTTCCTGGAAGGAAACGTCTGTCATTCGCAAGGCCATGTCAGGACGCAAGGGCAAAGAATTCTTCGACCGCCGTGGCGAGATCTTCGTGAAAGGCGCTGGCAAGAGAGGCATAGGTGCGGCAACAGCTCGGCAGATCTGGGACGAAATTTGCACGTTCGGGGCCTGGGGAATGAGTCAGAACCACACAGTCTCTTACGCGATCGTCTCCTATTATTGCGCTTACATGAAGCGCTACCACCCCATCGAATATGCAGCCGCTTTGATGCGCAACGCCAAGGACGACGAGCAAATCATCGAGACGCTTCGAGAACTCGCGGCTGAAGGTGTCAGTTACGCTGCGTTTGACCCGCAACTCTCTGACGAGCACTGGGCCGCGAAGGACGGCAAGTTGATCGGTGGATTCATCAATCTCGTCGGCATTGGCCCTGTGAAGGCCGCGCATTACGTGAGCAAGCGCGACACGGAAGGCCTCTCTGAAAGAGATCTTGAGGTGCTAGGCAAGTTGCCTTTGAAATACACAGAGTTGCGACCCGCGCATGCTTTGTGGGGTGACATTTACGACAACCCCGAGAATCACAACATATTTGGCAGGGTGCGAGAATTCGCGGAACTGGAGGACATGGACGAGCACGCCGTGGTTTGCAAGTTGGTGCGCAAGGAACGGCGTGACGAAAATGAAACTGTGCGCGTGGCGAAGCGCGGCGGCAAATTGAAAACCGGGCCTACGCTGTTCCTGGACGCATTCGTCGTAGACGACTCAATCTCCAAACCAGTTTTGATGCGGTTTAAAGCGCTGCAGTGGAATGATCTGGGACAGAAGCTTGCCGACCAGGGCGTCGACGGTCAAGATTGGTTTCTGGTACGCGGAAGATGGCTTGGGCAATTCTCAATGCTCACCGTCAGGAAAATCAAGTGTCTTACAAATCCGAGTATGTTTACAGATTAGGAGGATCGTATGAGTGATAAAGGGTTATTAGCCAAATCTAAATTGCCAGCTTTCAAGGCGTGGTTAGAAGAGCACGGATATAAGGTGTTGCGGCCAACAGGCCCTTTCGAAGTGCTACGCTGGAAAGGGCCTGTTGGCGTTGCGATGCCGATAATTTTTGAAAGGCACCAAGGCACCGTGCATTTCACCTGCAACCGTTCAGCCGAACCATTCGTGCGAAGGTGGATCAGAGAGGCTCACGATGAGACAAGCTGAACAAAAGCTGTGGGACACCACTTTACGCAACAAGCCCGTAGGCATTGCACTGGAGCGTGTCGAAAATGGATTGGGCGCTGGGATGCCAGACGTTTATAGCCGTGCAGAAACTTTTCACACATGGATTGAATTGAAAGCGCCTCACGCGCCGAAACGAGAAAGCACACGGTTGCTTGGTAGCGAGGGTTTGAGCCAGGAGCAGATTAACTGGCACTTGAAGTCGGCACGTTATGGACTGATTACTTACGTTTTGATACGTGACATCGAGCACAAACGCTTGTGGCTGGTTGGTGGTGGTTGGGCTGATGAGATGAATGACTGGACTGCGGCAGAACTTGATAAAAATTCGCTCGCCAATAACTGGCGCGACATATTCTCACGATTGAAAGGAATTAAACTGTGAAAACAACACCGATGGAACACCAAAAAGAAGGCCGCAAGAGGCTGCGCAAGAACTCCATCTTTTATGCTCTGGCTGCCGAGCAAGGCACAGGGAAAACATGGATGATATTGGACGACGCTGAATATCAATTCAAGAAAGGTCTGATCAACGCACTGCTGGTGATTGCGCCAAAAGGGGTGCACACAAACTGGATAAAGCGCGAGATACCAGCGCATCTTTCTGTCGAGTGTAGGATGCAAGCTTGGCGAGCAGGTTGCGGCAAGCGCGAGATGGCAACGATGAAGAAATTGTTGGCCCCCGCGCCGGAAGGCGTATTGAGTGTCGCGGCAATGAATATCGATGCATTGAACACCAAGCTAGGACGCGACTTCATGCTCAAATTTTTACGGGCACACAGGTGCATGCTGGTGGTGGACGAAAGCAGCAGAATCAAGAGCCTGTCTTCTGGCAGAACTAAGAAAGCCATAGATCTGAGTAAGTGGGCTGTCAGCCGCCGCATAGCCAGCGGCACGATGATGCCCAATGGCCCACAGGATCTGTTTGCGCAATTTGAATTCCTTGCACCGAAAAAGAAATTGCTAGGCACTTCTTCTTATAGAGCGTTTGTGGCGGAGTATACAGAAGTCGAACCGGACAACCACTACCTGATGCGCCACATCATCAAGCGCCAGATCGGGGCGGCGAAGTTTGCGATCCTGGAACGGGAATACGCCATCGACCGGGTTCTCAACGACACGTTAGAAACGCGCGAGACGCTGATGGCATTCATAATTCGTCGCATGCAGGAAAAGCAGAAATGGTGGCAGCCGCCGCAGCTGGCAAAAAAAGACTCTGCCGGGGCACCGATTTACAAGAACATTGAGAAGCTAAAAACGATCATCGCACCTTACACATTCCGTGTGCTGAAGAAGGACTGTTTGGACTTGCCGCCAAAGATTTATCAGACATATGACTTTGAGCTGCCTAAATCGCAAGTGGCAGTTTACAAAGAGGCCGAAACTAAGTTGCGCTATGAACGTGATTCTGGCGAGTTGGACACCTTCACAGCACTGACAAAGATCATCAAGCTGCGCCAAATTGTCAGTGGCTTCATCATGCTGGACGGTGAAGCAACAACGCTGATGGAAGATAATCCCCGCATGAAGTTGTTTTTGGACCTCGTGGAAGATCTCGACGGACAATTCATCGTTTGGGCTACGTTTCGGGAAGAGCTTGCGCAAATCGCTGCCGCGCTGAAACGGATGGACATCACCGTTGTTCAATATCATGGTGGCGTGAGCACCAAGGACAGAGAAGAGGCTGTGGACAGCTTTCAAGCTGGCAAGGCTCGCGCTTTTGTCGGACAGCCGCAAAGTGGCGGGATTGGTCTCACGCTTACCGCCGCGACGACCGCTATTTATTATTCCAACGACTACAACTCTGAGACCAGATTGCAATCGGAAGATCGCTGCCATCGCATAGGCACCACACGGCCTGTCGTTTACATCGATATCGTCGCGGCAGACACCATTGATGAACGCATCATCGCCGCGCTGCATCGCAAAGAGGAAACTGCGAAGATGGTCTTAAATTATTTGTGATTGCGAAACAATTCACTTATTTAACACACAAGTGTTGCTTTATGTTTTAAACTAGAGGATAATAGCTGTAAGTTGAGAAGAACCACCCAAAACCAGGAGAACGAAATGAACATTACCGAATACCAAACAGAAATAGGTCTTGTACAAACTGAAACAGAAGTAAACGCTTACCCCGATCAAACAAACATAACTGTTGAGGTGATCGTGCCTAGCGGCAATCGCTGGAGCATACAAACCAACGCTCGCGGCAAATACGCTATACAAGATAATTGTTTAGCCCATAAAAACGACGTCGAATGGGAGCATTCATCAGACAATAAAGAGTTTGATGTGGCTGTAGAAGTCGCAGAAACTATTGCTACTGCCGCGCTTTCGTGAAAAACAAACCCAAAATGGGGCGGGTGCTGAACTCAAACCCCACAAATCGCCGCCACCAGCAGGGAGGGACAAATTAAATGAACAGTAAAGAATTGAAGCAGGTTTTACACAACCACAAGCTATGGTTAGCTGGCGTGGGCGGTGAGC